GACGGATCTTGTTACAGATTTGCCAGCAGATTTTGATGTGGCTTTGCAAGGAGTAGATACGCGATTAAAAGCTTTGCAGCCCGGTACGACACTCGGCGACATTGCATACTCATCAGCAACAGCCAACACAAACACACGTTTAGCGATTGGTTCAACCGGTAACGTTTTGACGGTTGCTGGCGGTGTTCCAACTTGGGCAGCACCCGCGAGCGGCGGTGGAATGACCTTGTTGTCAACGACGTCGCTTACTGGCGCTTCAACAACAATCAGCAGCATAAGCCAATCCTACAAAACTCTTGAAGTTCTTATTACTGGAGTCACTTTTGCGTCTGGTGCTAACGTGTTAAGAATTGCTCCAAATGGTTCAACCAACTTAGTTGATATGGCTTTTACAAGAAGCGTGGGAAGCACTGCTTCAAATGTCGGTTCTGAAAACGGATATATAAACACTTTTTCAGGAACGTTATTTAGTGATGCCAACAACGCTTTTAACTTAACCATTTTTAATTACGCATCTACAACTCGATACAAACCATTTACATATAGCGGAAGTTTTAAACAAACAGACCCAAGCAATTTTTCTTTTAATGCTGGTGGTGGATATAAATCAAATACGGCCATTTCAAGCCTAGTTATTTCAGGCGATATCGCAAATCTTTCAACCGGAACCGTTCTAGTGTATGGAGTAAGTTAATGCCAAATCCAATGATCAGAATTCACAATGTCGAAACTGACGAAGTTATCGACCGCGAAATGAATGCAAAAGAATTTGCCGATTACAAAGCGCAAAAGGCCATTGACGACGCAAAAGCAGAGCAAGCTCAGACCGCTGCAACGGCAAAAGCTGCATTGCTGGAACGTCTAGGCATAACAGCCGAAGAAGCGGCTCTGCTGCTTTCATGACTTATCCGCAAGGCACAGCCGCAGCTGTAATTGCAGCTGCACTTGCAGAGGTCGGCACAATCGAGCAGGGCGATAATCTGACAAAGTACGGCGAATATACCGGCGCAAATGGCTTGCCTTGGTGCGGTTCTTTTGTAAATTGGTGCGCAAATGAAGCTGGCGTCAAAATTCCAAACATGGTCAGCACAGCTGCTGGCGCACAGAAAATGAAAGACCAAGGCCGCTGGCACACAATGCCGGCACTTGGCGATCTTTGCTTCATGGACTTTCCGCATGACGGCGTCGATCGAATAAGCCATATTGGAATTGTCGTCAAGGTTGGCAAAGTCAGTGTTTTATGCGTCGAAGGCAACACTTCAGGCAATGGCGATCAGCGTAACGGCGGAATGGTCATGACAAAACAGCGTTTTCTAGGCAAAGAAATTGTTGGTTTTGCTAGACCAAAGTATGCAGAATATGCTGGAGAATATCCTTTTGTAGAGTCGTTAAAAGCGACAGCCAAAAAGGAGAAAAAGTGATGAACGAATTGAAGCCAATGCTCGCCAGTTATGCTCGATCATTTATTGCAGCAAGCCTTGCCGTTTATATGGCAGGCGTTACAGATCCAAAGGCAATTTTGTCGGCTGGTATTGCAGCTGTTGTGCCGGTACTTATGCGCTGGTTAAATCCTAACGATCAGGTTTATGGTCGCAAGTGACCCAAAAACTGCGAGCGGCGGCGCTGGCGGTTGGCCTATCGCTGGCGCTGTCGTCTTGCGGTTATCAAGGTTATACGCGCTATCCATGCCAAGAGTTTGAGAATTGGGAAAATGATGAATGCAAGCGACCAAGGTGCGAAGCGCAAGGCGTCTGCACAGAGGACTTACTTGGAGACATTATTAAGCCACAGCCAAAATCGCCCTAGATACCAAAAGCGCCTTTCGCCTGAAGATATTAAAGCGCGGTTGATCTTGTTTATTGGCATGACTTTGTCGGTCGTGTTCTTGATCGTAACTCTTGGAATTACCTACGCGCTGATTTTTGTAACTCAGCCTGTCTCAGCTCAAGCGCCAAATGACGCAGCTTTCATTGACTTGCTCAAGACTCTGGCCATTTTCTTAACTGGATCTCTTGGCGGTGTTCTTGCTTCCAACGGATTAAAAGATAAAAAGGACAGCGACACGCCCAAAATCACGCCCAATCCTTGACCTTGTCAGACTATTGCTTCATTCTTTAATTAGGGAGCGAAGCACAGTAGCTCTCTGAACGGGAGCAATTATGTTAGTGACAATAGATATCGGCTGGATCATGCTAGCCGTCTTAGCAATATCAGTTCTTTTCTACAGCCTAGGCGTTAACGCAGGGCAGGCCAATGGTTACATGCGTGGCCGCGCCGCCGGTATCAAGCTAGGCAAGCTAATCAAGGAGCAATCATGAGCTTCTTAGATAACTATGAAGGCGTTGCCGAGCGAATTAAACGCTTTTGGGCAACCTATCCAGAAGGCAAAATCCATACGTCGATCGTTGATGTTGACATAAAGTCGGGCTACATCTTGGTTGAGTGCCGTATATATAAAAAGTACGAGGACGAACACCCAGCAGGTATTGACTACGCATTTGGCAATGTAGCCACATACAACGTCAACATGAAAAAATGGTTTGTTGAGGACACTGTCACTTCTGCAATCGGACGCTGTGCAGGGCTGGTCTTAGGTACAGACACAAGGCCAACTCAGGAGAATATGCGTCAGGCCGAAAACATTGACGTTCAAATGGTCAAGGAAAGTGCGCAGGACGTTGATCTCTGGGCTACTTCAATCAGTGAGGATCTAGTGCCAGCCAGCTCTGCAATCGAGCAAATCAAATCACAGCTTGGCGGCGTACAAGTAGCAGCTGCGCCAATCTGCCCTCATGGCCACATGATCTGGCGCTCTGGCGATAAGGCTGGCAAGGCTTGGGGCGGCTATATGTGCGTTGAAAAGACAAAGGCCAAGCAATGTTCGCCGCGTTGGTTTGTATTGGCCTCAGACGGCCAGTGGAAGCCACAGGTGTAGCCATGGGCGAATTTGAGATCATTAACCTGGAGTCTGGCAAGCGATACAAAGTCGAGAAGGACGGATCAGAGCTTCGAGATGAAGTCATTCCACCGGCAATCGAGTGGTGCGACAAAGGCCAACACTTTGCGCCCAAGCTAGGCGGTCGTGATGATTACGGCATTCTGTGGATCTGTTTGGCGTGCCAATCATGATTATAAAAATGAAAATAACAGAAGCTGAGGAATGGGCGATCCACAATAGAGCTTCTCAGGTTGTCTTTTCGCAAGACGGATTAGGCAGAGGCCAGCAGTACAACACGAAGTTAAACAATCATGAGCGAGTTACAGAGTACGCAGAGTCTCTCGGCGCTGAAATGGTTGTCGCCAGATATTTTGGCCTTGACTATGACATAAACGAAAACAAAGCCAAGGTGAAGGCCGACGTAGGCAAAGGCTTAGAAGTGCGCTGGACTAGCTACATAAACGGCTCGTTAATCATTTATCCATACGACCGCGTTGATGATATTGCAGTGCTGGTGGTGGGTCGCTCGCCAGAGCTTTACATTGTCGGCTGGTTGCCGGTCAAGAGTGCTATGCAAAAGCAATTTAAAAACAGCCAGCAAGACAGCTGGTGGGTCAACCAAGACAGCCTCAATCCGATCGGCGATCTAGCAAGGAGCAGCTATGCGGCGACTCACATTTGATTGCTCGATCTGCGCAAAGCTCTACGGTGACGGGCGCAGGTTGCACTTGTTATCTAAGGGCGCGGAATTATCGCTTCATGAGTGGTTCAGCCAATGTTCAGGCTGTGGCTCATTTGGTATCAAGCTAGTTGATGAAGCTTTGGTTTTAGACGAATGAGAACCGAAATCAAACACGTCTGCGATTGTGGCAAAACGTTCAACATTGACACCGCAAGTGCTTTGGTCTCGGTGACAATCCTGCAAGTCTCGATCAAGAACCATTCAAAGGATTGCGAGAAAGCCTGTGGATAACCTGTGTACAACACGCCCAAGCCCCGTTCAAGTTATGCACATTGTTGCCATGTACTTGACTCATGGGTGTACGCTGGAGCATACAAGTCGGAGGAGATTTTATGACTTCCAGACAGAATGATTATGACTCTTTCAGTTTAATCATTAAAAAGAAAATTAAAAAAACGGTGCTGTTATCAGTAATCGCCAGCGCCGGAATAGGCCACAGCTCTGCTCATGGCGCTGACTATCGAGACGCAATCAAACTATATGCTCATAGCCAGATCGTAAATGACAAGCAATATCAGTGCTTTTACAAGCTAATTACAAAGGAAAGTAATTGGAGAGTAAATGCAAAGAACGGTAGTCATTACGGCTTAGGTCAAATGCGTAACGTTAAGTACAAGAACCTAGACGGTTTCAAGCAGGTCGATTGGATACTTCGCTATCACAAGCACCGGTACGGCAGCCCTTGCAACGCTTGGCGCTTCTTTGTCGCTAACGGATACCACTGACAAATGGCAGCGTTAAGTAACAGAGCCAAAGGCGGAAACACTAGAGCTTGGCGCAAAATCAGAGAACGGATACTGATACGTGACGGCTATTGCTGCCAGTATTGCGGTGCTGAAAATGCAACTACAGTGGATCACGTGATACCAATAAGCAAAGGCGGTACTGATGAGCCTGACAACTTGCTAGCAGCTTGTACAAGGTGCAATTACAGCAAGAATGACAAGGTAGGTCAGTTTTTTGGACAGGCAAGAACACCTCTGACTCTTCCTTTTCTGTTTTCACCGCAACAAGAGAGCACAAGTCATGACTAAGGCTGGACAGGGTCGTACAAGGGCGCTAAAGGCCGTTCCAGAGGCGATCAGGGCGGAGCAGGGAATTAGTCTGGACTCTGGGCTTCTAATAGGCTCAGATCGCCCCAGAATTCACTCTGCGCTTAACGATTTGCCGTCCAGAGGCCAAGAAGTTGTCGATTTTGCGACTTCGATTGGCGTGGATCTTATGCCTTGGCAGAAATTTGTGTTTGAACACGCCTTGAAAATCAAGCCTGACGGCCGCTGGAAACACCCAGTTGTAGTGATTGTGGCGGCTCGCCAGAATGGCAAGTCAACGATTATGGAGATGAGCATTCTTGCCAGAATGTTTTTGTGGAAAGAACCTT